GCCCCGAAGGTAGCTGTCAATCTGACTGCTGGATGGGAAAGACTCGGGACTATTCTGCAACCCCCGACCCGGTTGAATCTCGTTGACGTTGGCGTATAGCTCGTTGTTCTTGGCGTAGAAGATCAGCCCTCCTGCCACATGCGGGGGGCAGCGGGCTGCATCAGCATAGGCGCTCATCACCGGCATGTTGGCATTAGTGGGGCTTAGTGGAACTTTTCCGCTAATCATATACTGTCGCTTGTCACCGAAGATTACTAGGCTCTGGTCATACAGCACGCTGCTACGCAGCACATCGTCGTCAGGCCCCTGGCTCTTCACTTCAAACGCATCGTCAGCGGGGACGGTTAGCACCGTAGTCCTAAAGAAGTTTAGATAGTCCCCTACCCTAGAGCAGACAATTACCCCACCGCTGCCAACTAGCAAACGATCTTGGAATGATGCTAGGTAAGTTATGCGGCGGCCGGCTACGTAAGGAGCAGGGCTACTGTCGTTGTCCCCTGCTGTGCTCACAGCGTACTGTGGATGATCCCCCGGAAGTATTACATTTAGGAGAGCCGGGGAACTAGCCACATAGGCAACGTCGGAACTAATAGTACCGAAGAATAGGGCTTGCGTTATGCTTCGCTCTATACCCGCACACTCTACCCATGTAACCTCGGTCACGCCAGAAGTGATACTTGGGTTCTTAGCTATAGCTTTCATGTAGAAAGCCTGCTCGGATAAGCGCGTGCGCACCTTAACTACCTTACCTACATAATGCAGAGGGCTCAATTTACTCACGCTCTCTACCTCGTCTGCTACCCCATAAAGTAAGCTACCGTCCCCACCGTCATGCACGCTCACTGATCTAACAGAACTAAATACGACATGGCTACCAATGCTCGTTGCAGGAACACCGAGCGCGGTTAGTTGGGCAGCCGCCGTTGCGGCCATGTTAGCGGGCTGTACCTCAGAGGTAGATTGAGCAATCCACGCATTTACTGCTGAGGTATAAGCGTTAACCCTATCGTTAACCTTCTTAGTGTACTCTGGGTCACTTGTGAGAATGTCGGAAGTGTCCAGAACACCGGGGTAGGTTGCTGATGGGGTGTCCCCAGACCACGTTACTACAGTACCGTCCGTCTTTGTGACGGTAGCGGTAAAGGTGCGGCTAAACGCACCAGCCCTAACCCATACCACAGCCTGTGCCATGTTTGTTGGATTATTCCACCTGTCCACGGAGGCCCCCGTAGCAGCTACGGTGTTACTAGCCATGAATAGGTAACGTCCTATCGCGCAAGCTGCGCTTATCCCGCCAGCCTCTAGCTGATCCAGATAGGCATCAGATGTATTGCGCACGAGGGGTAGGAACTCCCCCGTAGTCTTACAGTATACTATCATTAACGGTAGAGGACTTGCCCCTGCGGGCCTAGCAGCTGTGCGGTACAGTATTACATAGTCCTTAAAGTCGTAGCTCACCTCAAGAGTACGCCAACTGTTAGTGTCGGTACGGTACGCCTCAAACTGTGCAACAGATAGGGAGCTAAGCTTCTTCTCTGCGACTAACTTGGAACCGTGGCGGCGGGTTAACCCGTTGACCGGATCGCTCAGCATGTTAACCTGTGCGGTATGCTGGCCGACTGTGCGGTCGTGGGGCACCTGTTGAGATACCCCACGGATGAGGCTATCGTAACTTCCAGAAGCTCTCATGGTTGTCCTTAGTAATTGGCCCGGGCACGCTGAGTCACACGCTTGATGCGCTGGATGCGGGGGTTAAGTTGATACAAGTTCACACGACGTTGCCGGATGTCCTCAGCACTAGCTGCCGTGGTAGCATCCTTGAGCGCCTGAGCTAACTCGACTCGGCGGTTGTTATCACCGTCATAATCGGACTGGAACTTGAGTACAGCGGTAGCCGCGATCAATGTAGCGATACAGACAGGTACATCCTCAAAGGGAATCTGTCTGATAACCTGGGCGCGTAGAGTCTCAGTGATGACATAGGTACCCTTGGTCACATCGTAGAGCCTACGGCCACGCTGAACGTAGCGGCCCTGCCAGTGCCCACAGTCGAGGCGGGTAACGCTAATGAACCCGAAGTTGACACGGACCACATCGCCGGGTAGGTAGATATTACCATCCACCACACTAGGGATTAGTTCCAGTTCCTCAGTGTTATACCACCAGCCCTTAGTCTGTATGTCTTGGTCGGCCTTTGCCAGGCAACGTACAGCAGCACCACGGAAGCCGTGACTCTCGCTTAGCGTATTTAACGGGGCCTCGCCCATTGTGGCTAAGCACTCATTGACGACTTGTAGTGTAGTGTACATCATGTACTCCATAAACGAAAAAAAACCCCAACCTCAGTTAAGAGATTGGGGTCGGTGAAGATACTAAGACAAGGCCCCTCATTGCGGAAGGGCCAAGGCTTAAGACCTTAAGGCTTCAAGATGATGCCAGAAAATTCAGCACGGTTAGGCGTAACGCCGAAGGCCAAGTGGGCGTCCACGAACCAAGACTTGTACAGCTTGTCGTAGAACACATCAGTGGTCAGCGGGATGGTTTCGCCAGCCATCAACGCACGGGGCGAGAAGGCGCAGGCAACGACCTTGGTGAAGTCACCGTCATAGGCGTTGCTGTTATCCGAGTTGGACAACAGGTGACCAGTAACGGTTGTACCAGCAGGGCTGTTGTTGGTGCTAATCACGGGCACGCCGTAAGCTTTCAACAGGTGGGCCTTAACGCTGTTACCGTCAGCCGTGATGTACGTGCTGTCGATCAACTGCTCGTTAGCCAACAGAGTGTAGAACTCGGCGGGCTTCACGGCGATGATAACGTCATCGGTACGGGGGTCAACGTCCTTCTGCTCCATCTTGACGAACAGGTCGGCAATAGCTTGGTACAGCTTAGCGGGGTCCAGTGCATCACCGGCCAGAGCCAGAGTCTGCTGCGAACCACCGAAGTGACCAGCAGGCTTACCGGAAGCACCAGAGCCTTTGTAGGTAGACTCAGTGAACTGAGCGGCCTTGATAGCTTGGATGATGAAGGCTTGGTCCAAGAACTTAGCGATCTTCTTGCCATGCTCCATGCCCACTTCGCTACGTGCATCGTAGGAGGTCTGGAAGGATTCCAGCAAGGGGAAGGCATTGCGGGCAGCAATCAGGGTATCAACCGTCAACACGCGCTTGGCGAAGTCGTTGGTGGTACCGTCAAGCTGCGCACCCACGGTGACCTTCTGCAAGGTCGATTCACCGACGGCGAAGTTGGTAATCATCGAGGTGCCCTTAACGGCACGGATTGGCACGAAGGGCTTAATCACCGACTTGCGCTCGATGGTGGATTCAACCACGCCGGTGTACTGCTCAATGTGCAGAGCGTTAACAGCGCCAGCAGAATTACTCTGGCCGGGGCGCTGCATGTTGAATGTGTCGTCAAGTGCCATTAGGCTACTCCTTAAAAGTTGGGACTACTTAGGCCCAAGCGGGCACTTTGTAGTATAGGAACGGTTGGTTAACGCCCGCGGGCTTTGGAAGCAAGGCGACGATTGTTGAGGGCCTCGTACTCGGGGTTACCCTCAAGGTTTCCTCTGAGCTTGACATTCAAAGCCTTAACGGCTGCGGCGTAATCGGAGGCACTGATGTCCCCGGTGCTAGAGGAAGCTGGCTTACCGCCGCCCTTGGACACGTCTGCTGGTTCTTGATTCACGTTGCCCGCCTTACTGTAAGCGTTGGAGAGATAGACGACAGCAGCCTTAGCTGCCAACCCGCCCTTGTTTAGCTGGATGTTAATCTCAGCCTTTTCTTCTGGGGATGCGTTAGCACTTGCCCAAGCTTGGATAGCTGCCCACGACTCAGCGCCTCCTGCCGTGTCATGGATAGCCTTACGCGCAGCCTCGGCTTGCGCCTTGTTCTTCTCTTGGGTGCGGGCATAAGCCTGCTCACCCAGTTCTATGAACTCAGCGTAACCTTGCACACCCTTCTGGGCTAGCTCGGCCTTGAGCAGGGTAAAGTCACCATCAGCCGCAGCTTGTACGGCGGGGTGAT